CTGAAAGTTTGTCAGACTCAGTATAAGCCCTTTGAAGATGCTCTATATTTCTAAACCCATTTTGCGGGTTGGAAATATAATCATAGGGAACATAAAACCAGTTTCCCTCAAAATCTACTTCGTCTCTACGTCTTGCAGAAATGTCAAAGAAGTAATCTTCTGGATAAATTATATCACAGAAAATCTGTCCTGAATCGTGTGTGTATCCATAAGCATCTTTAATCTGTGGCCCACCTGCACAAATTCCAGTCTTTACAATGCCCATATATGTAAGAGCATTAAGAACTGCTTCTCTCAAAGTGCCACCAAGTTTTATTTTTTCAACCAAATGATTCAAAGTTAATCTAAGGGTTTCAGCATAGGGGGCCAATTGAATAACTCTTGGGCGAACCATTGCTCTTGGATTTTTTGAAACTAATAAAGGAAGTAAGATATTTATAGCCCTCGCAACCATATTCAGTGGTCTGCGAGTTCGTGTCTCGGAAGAATACCAACCATTAGAATACTCTGCAAGGATTTCCTGTTGTTTCATCAAGGGGGCTTCGATTTGTTTTTGGCATTGTTTTATGGCTTCTTGTAATGTCCCAACCATAGAAACATTGCCTTTTCTATCAAGAGTTCTATTCTCTGGCATTTTACCAACCGGCCTTTATCTCTTTTGGGTCGCCCCAAGTTTCAGATTTCTCGGCTTCCTTTTGCTTTCGTTGTAACTGTCTCCACGCAAAACTTCCCCAGGGTATTTTGTTATCTGAAACTTTCTTCATTGAACCCTGGTCTTTAAGAGCCAAACAACACAAAGCCAACCCTATCACCCTGTCTCCGTGTCGCTTTCGTGCACCCGAAGCCAAATCCTGAATCTCAGAAGAATCCACTTCTCCTGATTCATAAAATACATAGTTATCTAACTCATTGACAATTTCTTCATTTCGTATGATAACAAAAGGATTTTCCTTTTTTGTTTTCAAACTCTCTTTCAAAGCAGCTTGCAAAAGACTCATTACAAACTCTTTTTCAGTTCGACCACTGTGCCAACCATATTTATTCAAACTTCTCCGTGATTTAGTCAGTTCAGTTCGTTGGGTATAAACAAGACTTAAACCACGTTCAATCACTCTCTTGCTAAAGTTTGCCCCTTGTCCGCCGTTATTTTCAAAAATCAAATAGGCTTCGCCAGTTCCACCACCTATCCATTTACAAAGAGCAACTACTAAATCAGCAAATTCCTCTGGTGATTTGTCAGAACAAACATACTCTCCAACATTCTCTCCAGTATTTACATCCAAAGCCTACGTCCACGCCCACAATATAGTTGTGAAGTTGACTTGGGCGAAGTATTTCTTTGTCTTTAAATAAATCACCCCACCACTTTAATCCTCTATGACCACAATTTTGTTTGAAGGATATGGATTCTATTTTCTTTTTATTTGTATTAAAGTCCAATTCTCCTTCATACTTAAATCGTTTGACAAATTCTGTCCTAATGCGAGTATTTATAACAGAATCAAAAAACATATCAGATGCTCCTGTAGGAGACATCCACACATTAGAACAGAACTCACGATATGTATTGGAACGTTCTTCTCGCCTATCGTGCCAGGGACTTCGTAAATCCCCAGGAATACGTTCACACCCATCTGCTACAAATTGTGGGTAAGTGGATTTCCAATTTTCAATTTTAAAAGAACTATTTATATTAACCTGATTACAAAACTCAGGATACTTGTCTATGTAATACTGCTTATCTACTATTTCAATCTTGTCTATCTCAGGACTTTTATACAACCCCTTAGATTTCAAGGGATGTTTAAACCAGGGCATTGTTACAATTTTGATTCCTGGTTTTTTGAGCATCTTGGCGAAAGGATGGCCGCTACCAAACCAGTGAGTCGAATTAAACACAATACAATTACTAACGTCCCAAACACTACCTGCAATACTCTCAGCGATAGGAGCATCGACACGGCCAAACTCGTCAAGCAGAACAGCAGTAGCACGACCGCCTGCTCCGAAATTCTCATTAGTAGCCTCACCATCTATTAAACTTTCAATTGTTTTGTTTCTAAATTTACAATGACTTCGTTCAATTTCAAATCTGTGTTTCATCCATAGAGGAAGATACTTTATAGTCTGGTCAATTTTAGCAAATAAAGATTTAGTTGTTCCACTCTTATCAACATATTCTTCTTTCTGAGAACCAATCAGAAAAGAACAATTAGGAACTAATAGTGTATAAAGAGTCAGAAATTTAATAATTGTCTCAGTTGCACCTTCCTCACGACTCTTATTAACACCCAAATCCTGACCTTTATCTATGCAATCTTTTAGTGCTTGAACTAAGAGTCTCTCAGAAGGATATAAAATAAAAGGTGTAATAGCCATTCCTCTTGTGGCTTCTCTTGCTTCGTATATAAAAAAACAAGTATCATAAGCTAACTCTGGATTGTCAAAGAGTATTTTTAAGAATACATCTTGTGCAGATTTATCTTCTGCTAACCAAGAGTGCAATTCTTTTCTAAAAACCAAATTAGACAGAATTTCCTTCGGAACTACTTGAAGTAGTTTTTGTGGATTATCTAACAACTGGTTCTGCATCTATTATTTTTGACTCTATTTGCTTTACCTGTTTAGCGTGTTCTAAGAATTTATTAACAAAATCATCAATTACTTTTATCTCGTCTAATCCAGTAATCTGAATGTTTCTATTCTCAGTTACTTCTAAACGTTTTGCATCCTTCCAGTCATCCTTCTCACGGTTAAGAAGAATAAACTTTAATAACTCACCATTAGGAGGCTGGTGTCTGTGAAATACTGTAACTTTCTTAGAACAGCCAGGCGTTTTTTCCCCTTCCTCAGCATCTAAAATTTTTTCCTCGCCATTCTCATCAGTTGTTACAATATATTCTTCTTTTACTTCATCATAGTCATAACCCCAAGCTGCCCTTAACATTTGGCCCAAAGTTATGGCATTTGCAGCTTCGTGGCCTATCTTGGCAGCTTCAAAAAAAGAGGCATATTTCTGTGTCCAACCCCTAACACAGATTTCTGATACCCCAAGAACTACACCAATATCACCATAAGTGAAGCCAGCAGCTATTAGTTTAGCAGCCATCTCTGCTAATCTTACGTCCCAATGGGCATCTTGTCGAACCTTGTAAGTTCGTTCTTTATCTAAATAATGCCCCTTAGTTCGTTTCTTTGCAGGATGTTTTATTTCTTCGGGGTGTTCGGCCAAGTATTTTATTGTCTGTTCAGTATCCATAAGTCCTTATAGGACAATAAGTTCTGGCAGCTTCGGGTTATGTGGCCCTCAATTTAGCTGCCTACTTATATAGCGTTCAAACGAGTGTCCTTTCAATTAAGAAACCGTTTCTCAGTTTGCCGCTTAGAATCTGGTATTGGTATATTATATCTTACTTACTATCTAAGCTTACCTTCGGTCGCGTCCCTCGCTCCCTCGTAAGCATCTTACCCCATCATCATCCCTGATGCTTCCCAAAAACATTGAGGTATATAGGGGTAATGGATACCTTTTGTTCGTAAAAATCCGATGTTTTTTGAAGAAAAATTTAAATTTATTATTTTCCACTTTTTAATGAACAAATCCTGACTTCCAGCGTATATCGTATTACCACTCACTATGGGTGATTACTAAGAAAGGAAAAACTGTGCAAGACGAACTCAAGACAAAAGTTGCAAATGACCACACGATGTTTGGCGACCCAATCCCAGGGTCAAAGTATTATAGGACTTTCTGTTGGTCTTGTGGCGAACCAATGAGAGTTCTTATGATACAAATTAACAATCCAGTTTATTGTGAAGTTTGTTCCGAACATAAGTTGGGATACGACCAAAAATGGATGGATTTGAAAGAATTAAACAATTGGCCTGATGGAGACGAGGGGATTCACACTGAAAGCATTAAGAAAATAAGAAGGAAATTCTAATGAATGATTTCTGCCGAGAATGTTGTGGTGGTGATAAAGAAGAAGTTAAGAATTGTGATGACAAGAATTGTCCCTTTTATAGAGACAGACGAACTAATTTAGACTGGCAGAACAAAAGAAAAAATGAACCTAAGTTATCTTAAAACTTATCAAGAAGTTCAAGATTGGTTACAGGGGAAAGACCTGTCTGTTGTAGCTTTTGATACGGAAACAGACGGGTTGCGGTTTGGCTCACCAATAGTAGGTATCTCTCTTTGTAACGGAACAGATGCCTGTTATATAAATTTGTTCAACAATCTTGAATATCATAGAATTTTACTATTGATTTGGAAAGAATTTGACATAGGCTTTGATAGTTCAGGTGGTAAGAGCATTTTGATTGGACATAATCTTTCTTATGACCTAAAAGTATTAAAATTCTACAATATCGAACCACATTGTTATTTATATGATACTATGGTTGCTGCCCACTTGCTCAATGAAAATGCCAAATGTGGATTAAAGGATTTGATGAAAAGAAAACTCAAGTGGACAGATGTAAAAGAATGGAAAGAGGTTGCACCTTTGGGGTATGATTCAAAAGAGTTTCAGGAATATGGCATAAAGGATGTTATTGCTACCTGGAAACTCTACGAGTTAACAAAACCCCTTTTAGCCAAAGGAGGATTCGACAACCTATTCTACAATATAGAAATGCCTTTTCAGAGAGTTATAGTAGATTTGGAGACTAATGGAATAGGTGTTGACCAAGATTATCTTGAGGATTTGGACGACACTCTGACCGCCGAGAGAGTTATTTTAGAAGAAAAATGTGTCCTATCTCTCGGAATGAAAATGTTAAGAGAGAAAAATCTCTTTGGGTTTGAAGTCGTTTCTTCTCCTATCAATCTTAACAGTTCAAAACAGTTGCTTGATATTATACAGAACAAACTTAAAATAAAACTTCCTTATACTACAAAGAAAGGTAATCCATCAACTAAAAGTGAATGTTTAAAAGTAATTAGAACCAAACATCCGTTCATTGACCTTCTTCTTCAATATCGTAAAGTAGAAAAACTACACAATACCTTTATAGAACCCCTGTGGGGACAAATTGATTCTGATAGTCGTGTGCGTTCCTCTGTAAATGACGCCATTCCTCGAACTGGACGTTTATCATACTCTAATCCAAATAATCAACAACTTCCATCATCAAAGAAAAAAGACATTTATGGAGTTCGTAAAATATACAGGGCCAAAGAAGGTTATGTATTTGTTCAAGGTGATTGGTCAGGACAGGAATTAAGGGGTTGTGCTCACGTTTCGGGCGACCAGAATATGATTCAAGCCTTCCTTGCTGACAAAGACCTGCATTTAGCAACAGCAAATGAATGGCTTAAATTGGAGATACCCAATGAACACTTATTCAAAACCCATCCCGCTTATAAAAATGTTGCTGCGAAATACGAAAAGGAGAGAGACAGAGGCAAAAACGGAGTTAATTTCCCGATTGTTTACGGAACAACGGCCAAAGGTATCGCACTCAGGCAGGGAATTGATGAAGAAATGGCTTTGGCAGGAATTGAGGCTTTCTTTACACTATACCCAGACGTTAGAAAAGCAGTAAAACAATGCCGAAAGGATTTATTTGCACACAACTGCGTTGTTACTATGCTTGGTAGAAAACGCCGGTTTTGGGAAATCAATGATAAAGCAATACGCCAAGCCTTTAATTTTCTTATTCAGGGATTCTTTGCAGATGTTCTTAGAATTGCAATGGTTAATATAAGACAACTTTTTCTTGACCATCCTGAATGGGATGCTAAATTAGTTTTAACGGTTCACGATAGTATTACGGCAGAATGCCCTAAAGAATGTGCCGAAGTTGTATCAAAGGAAATGCAACACGTTATGGAAACAAGTTACAAACTTTCTATTCCGTTACCTGCTGATATGTGTATAAGTGAGACTCTTAAATGATTTATTTTTGGTTAGTTATAATTTGGGTTATAAATCAAGTAACTTGGTGGAATATATTC